ATATTTGTAATACTTTTGATATAGATTACCAACCAATTCATTAGTCAATACATCAGTTCTCGAAGGAAATGTACCTGTTGGTACATGGAGGCTATATGAAGGTAAATAAGGTAATAAGTTAAACTTATAACCATCTTCATTTGTATCTTCTAATGATTTGTAATTGTATATTGCACTAATGGCAGGGTTATTTAAATCCTCATCTGAAACAGGAACAAACACTGAAAGTTTTGCGTTTGGAATACCGTACCCATTGTTAGCAAAAACTCTACCCGCAACAACTCCATAGTCTGAACAATTTCTCAGATAAACCTCATCTTGTCTTATTTTAAGTGAAAGTATTTCTAATTGTTCAAAATCTTGGTCTATTTGAACTGTAATATTTTGGTCTTGACCTGGTGTTGTTTTAATTCTGTAGGAATTTCCCATTATTGTCCTTTAAAAGATAAATAGTTAATTGGCCGTTTTTCTAAACGACACGTTACTTAATAATAAAGGTGTAAGAGAATAAATAAATCCTTAGCTTATCGTTACTGTTTGGAAGTTCTTAACTTTAACAGTGATATCTTTATTCGGATATCTTATTTGATAAACCTGATTAGGTAATGCAAATATTGTATTATCTTGAGGTTGGATTTGTTTTGTTGCAGGGTCTGAATATGACATAGATGTTTCAGATGACGAATATTGACCACCTACATTATTGAATACTCTTAAATCGGTCATAGATATAACACCATTCAATGATTGTATCTCTCTATTAACTTCGGATAGATTTACATTTTGACCTAATTGTCTTGTCGATGGGTTAAAATAATCTGAAACCGTATTAATGATTTGACCTATTACAGCCCCTTGGTTTTGACTTGCGTCTAACACTACCGACACCTCAATTGATAAATCGATAACATCAGCCGTTTCAACTGAAACATAGTCATTAATCATACGATAATTTGATAAGTACTCAGCCAAATTATTCAACAATGTATTTGATACGATTGCCGTTAATGCCCCTGTACTATCGTATGATAAAATCTTGATTTTAATTTTATTATCTTCTTCAACAACCGCAACTTTTGCAGGAGCTCCAAACTGGCCAGGCATCTTTCTTATAATCGCCTCATAGTCGTTTATAGTTACAGCTCTGTTCTGTGATGCGAAGTTGAATGATACATAATTTCTTACTTCTTCTAATGTTGGTAATCCCGCACCACCGATTGCCGCTGTTACGTTATTACATCTCAATGAATTAACAACTGCGGTATTCGTACTTTCGGAAGGACCGTTTACAAAGAAAGAAACTGTTCCGATTTGATTTATAACATTCACACCTAAGTTACTTCCTAAACCACCACCTACTCTATATTGAACAAAGATAGTAGTATTTGATTTTAAGGTACTACCCAAAGAGAAGTTATTTAGATAGGTTTGCATACTTTGTGTTTGAATACCACTTCTTGCAAAGTTTCTCAGCTGGTCATCAGCGGATGTATTTCCACCACCAAAAGTCATTTTAAGGAATCCTTCAGGTGTGTATTCAGTTATAAACCTATTATTAGTTACAACGTATTTACCAACTTTCACACCAGGTCTATCTGTAGGTTTTGTAGGGTCTTCTATGAATACTCTATCTTGGGCTAAGGCATCTACTTCATACCATTTACCAACAGGCGATAAAAACTCCTGAGGTGTTGGTACGTTAGCATAATTTGTACCGTCTTTTTGAATAACTGCGGTAACTCCTAAAATGTTTTTTTCAGGTAAAAATAATTCATAGAATGGTCTAACATCTGTTGGTGTGATAACTTGTTTGTAAACTTTTGTGATACCATTAACAACCAATTCTCTTTTTGTAATTGTATAATTAATTAAGTTGTTATTACCATCAAAGTTTGGTATTTTCAATCTATTAGGAAAACCTTCAGCATTATATGGTGAAGAAAAATCAATATCATAAATGTTTTCAAATACTTGTCCCGCACCTGTAACTTGACTACCCCTTCTTAAAACACCTTCATATCTTTCATCATCTTTATCACCATTTGCTGGAACTGTAATCGAAAAGTCGACTAGCGCAACCGATGGTCTTTGGCCTGGTAATTTCAAACCATAAGTTCTTGCTATATTAAAAATAGATGATTTCTGTTGAGCATATTGTAATACAGTTTCTTGTATACTTCTATCAATATGAAAATGTAAGTTGTCGGAAACCGCAGCATTTAAATCCATAAACGCTGAGAATATGGAAGCATCATTGAAATTCTGAATTAAATCGGGATAATAAGTCTTTGTATAATTTATTAACTCCGTTCTAATTGCTTGGAAATCTCTTACTGTATATGATATTCTTTGTTCAGCCATTTATATTAAATATTTAAAATCACGAAATCTTTAGTTCCGAAAACACTATCAGTAATAATATAATCAATTCTCACTTTAGCTGTATACTCATAAGTATTTTTTCCTGGTAAACTATAGTTATTATTTGATGTGTCACCTGATAGATAAGATGTTTCCTCATCCATAGTTAACGCTTTAACAGAAATATTTGTGATTTTTAAATTAGGTAAATATTTTTCACATGATTCTCTAATTTCGGCTTCAATACTATCGAACGTTGGTGTATCCAATGGTTCAAATATATACTCGTATAATCTTGTTCCAAAGTCAGGTAAAAAATATCTTGAACCTTTTCTTGTCAATAGAAGATTGATTAAATCGGCTCTTATTTCATCATTTGCAGTTTCTGTTAATTTTACATAATCACCCACAGTTGATTCAACAAAAGGAAACGCAACACCATATGTTATACCGTTTGACATAAATATAAATATTAGGACTTAATCTTTTTTTGTGTTTTTATTCCCTTTAATATGTTTAGGAACATAAGGGCAGTGTCTGCATTTATTACCACAACAAAAACCTCTATTAATATGAAATTTTTCTGTGAAAACAATCAATCCGTTTTCATTATAATAATATTCATCGGGTTTTTTATCTTTCTTACTCATTCTAATTATACTATCAATAAAAATAAAAAAGGACACATAAGTGTCCTTTTCAAATTCAAGTTTTTTTTAATTTTACTTAATTTCGCATCCTTGCGCACTACACGCTAACTCACCACTCAAATCAGTTTCATCTGATAATTCAATAACTTTACTTAAATCAATTGAGTGTAGTTTTGAGAATAATTGTTCAAATTCTTCTTTTGTACAATCTTGGAAAGGAGCTTGAACATACGTTCCTAAATCATGGGGTAATACCGACAATCCATTGTAAAAATCACGGTTATTCCAAAACCATTCTCCCGCTAAATCCCAATCTTCTGTTTTCAAACTAATAGTTGCAGATACGTTATGTGTATTTGAACCACTTCTATGTCCACTTCTCACCCACTCCTGAGTTACTTTCTTAACTCTCTCCAATAATTGGAACGGACTTTCAGTTCTTAATATCGCCCCTTCAGGTGCTTTCTGTGGAACAGAAATAACCGCAGTATCATGTGGTCTGAAGTATTCATCCTCAACTAATTCAGGGTGGTTTTCTAACAAGTAACTATAGATAGCTTCATTTTTACCAACACGAATTCTACGGATGTAATAATCGTTATGCCAAGCATGGATACCAGATGATGTACCAAGAGTTAATGATGTTGTTCCAGCTGGTTTTACAGTTGTTGTTCTTGCTGATTTATTTATACCAATAAGTCCCGCAACTCTTTCATTTTCCTCTTTAACCATTTTAGCCGCCTCTTTCATATCATATCCAAGTACAACACCAGAACCGATACCTGTCATTGAAACACCTATCAACGCTTCTTTTTCAGTTGTTCTTTTCCAAATATCTCTTAGATAATGGAAGTTAGTATATCCTGCTTGGAGTGTTCCGATAAAGGCCGCCGCTTTTACTCGATTATTTAAATCTTCTTGTGATTCTATGTCTGATACATTTACTTCACAAAGATTACAGAACTGGTTTGGTCTGAGTGCTATCTCACAACAAGGGTTAGTTCCCCAATCTTTATCATTCGTAAAATATATACCAGGTTCACCCGCACCAGAAGCCTCAACACGTTTCCAAATATCCATGAAAAACTCTTTAGTTATTTTGTGACGTAGAAGAACCGCAGAGTTATTTGCTCTACCTCTTTGTGGATTTTGTTCCCACCAAGCTCCTGACTTACAAGCAATCATTTCATGGTCATCTGCCGAAAATAATGATATAAGAGCCGCTCTTCTAATTCCACCTGCTAATACCGCATCCGCAATATGACAAATCATATCATGTACTTCGATTGGTGTTAACTTATCACCATCTTCTTTTGCTTCCAACATTGATTGTAGTCTAAATAAACAATCTTTCAATGGTTGAGGACCAGGTGCTTTACCACCCGAAGTCACCAACATAGCACCCTTAGGTCTGATATCAGAGAAATCGAAGTCAGGTGTTGATAACTGTTCTCCAAAGTATGATTTGAATAATACTTTTATTGCGTCAGCCCAACCTTCTATTGAATCCGCAACTAAAAATCTTCTGTTCCTATTAGGATTTGGTTTTCTAATTTCAGGTAATTGTTCTACGTGATGTTTTTGTACTGAATAACCAACGCCAGTACCACCTAACAATAAGAACATAGTTTCTGAAAATGCGTCTAAAGAATCAATTGGTAAATAAGCACAATTGTAAATTCTATTAGGTGAAATCTCAATCGGTTTACCACCAAATTGCATAGACCTCATTGAGGGTAAAACCTTTTTATCATAAACATATTTGTATGTCTCGATAATTTCATTTTTAATGTGTGGGTATTTTTTAATATGCATGTTCATATTACGGGTTACCAACTCTTCCCATGTCTCACGTCTGTTTAATTCAGGTATGTATTTAGCATACTTCATATAAACAGTTAAATCCGACAAAATCTTTTGCGATGCGTCCATAATTTTAATTAAATCAATTAATTTGTTTGTTTATTCTGTTCTCTTTTTTTTCTTTCTTCAAGAAGTTCTCGAACTCTGTTTCTTTGTTGTTCTTCTTTTTGTTCCTCAAAACCTAAAAATGTTACCGAACTCTCCGTATCTATTACAATTAATTCGTTATCAAATTTACAGTTCTCAAATACAACACCGTCAGTTCCGATTCGCGATTTGGTAATCGCAATTGTAGCTAATTTCATTTCTTTTTGTGTTAAAGTCTTAGCCACTGAAATTATAACGTGGCCTACTTGAGCTTTCTTTATAGACCCACCCATTTGGTCTGTTGTAACAACTTCAGCTGAAATTGAAGAACGGTTACCTTGAGTTGCCGTCCATCCTGCAAGGTTTAATTCATGACACATTGCTTCGAATGCCCTCATAACTGAACCCTCACTTTTCCATTCATCACCTAAGTTCTTTTCTGGTACAACACAATCAATATAATCTAACAAAATCATATCAATTTTAGTACCCTCAGCAATCATTTTCCTAACTTGGTTTTTGATTTGCTGCATTGTGTGTGTATCGGAAGGTAACTTTTTCAAAATCAAACTATTAGACATCGTTTCTTTGATGTGCTTTACCTTAGTTAGTACTTCCTCTTTTTTATTTGCCATATCATCAGGGGCAACTCCTGTCCAAAGTGTGAAGTGTTTTCTCTGAATAACCTTTGGATTGTCCTCAAAGAAAATTTGTAATACATTATAACCTAAGTTAAATGCGTGATTACCAATTTTTGTTAATAATGTTGATTTACCAACACCTGTAGGTGCTAAAACCACTCCTATCTCACCTTTTGCCAAACCACCTTTTAATAATTTATCGATACCAGGTATTCCCATAGGGATTGGATGTCTAAAATCATCATTCAATACATCATCCAAGTTATAAAACACATCTTCAGTACCTTTATCAATTTCACCAACCTGTAATGCTTCGATAATCATTTGTTCTAAAGCATCATAATTTTCAAATTCTCCACTGTCAATTACCTTTTGAGCTTTGGTTATCGCCTTTTGTAATTCTTGTTGTTTACAGAATTTTAAAGCTTTTTCTTGAACGAATAAAGTACCTTCAGTAGGAACGTTTTTAACCTTTACCAAAGTATCTAAAACAATCTTTACTGCCAATTCTTGTTGAATTTCGGACTTAGTAATTTGTTCAAGAGTGTCAAATGATGGGCTTGATTCATATTTCGAAAAGTATTCTTTAATCATTTGAACAATGATTTTAAAATACTTATTTTCGAAATAATTTTGTTCTAAAACATCGATAATTGAACGAGCAAAGTCCTTGTCTATTATAATTTGGTTTAGTAGTTGTAATTGGAATGTTTCACCTAAATAATTGAAATTTTTGTCAGAACTCATACTCTAAATTGTTTGTGTTTTAATAAATATTAAGCCTCTAACTGAATGTCTAAGTATTCATAAGATAAATTTTCATCTGAAAAAATGTCAGTCAAACCCTTAAGTACGTTTTTTAGGTGCGGACGCACATCTACGGTGTATCTTATTTTAGGTGGATATATTTTCGCATCGAACTGTCTATGACAAAGTGTCTCATCGCCATTCTTTATATAGATATTGAAATTTTCTGCACCGTCAGTCATTGACGTTTTGAGAACACTATCATCCTCCATAATCTGATTCATGTTATCCATCATGTAGGTAACAGTCCTCTTTTTCAAATCTTCCATCAAATCATCTTTAAACTCCTTTACAAACTCGTAAAGGTCTACCGAATTCTTTGCTGAAGAATTGTAATTCCTTACGTTGTAAAACCTTTGAACTATTATACTATCATTAAGAGTTAGTAATAGTTCCATCTTTGTTACATCTTGTTCTTTCATTTTTTTTTATTTTTTTTGTGTGTTAAAATTTCTTTTTTCTTTTCTTGTCAATTTTAAAAATGGTCTTATAAATTCTGTCCAAGCATCATCTTTTTTTGGTAGAAACTTGAAGAAACCATTTTCCATCATCATTTTGATGAGGTTTTTGTACCCTCTTCCATCGGGGTCTAATGTTTCACGGTAATAAAGCTCAACAATTGATTTTCCTTCGTCAGTGAGTAGTGGTTTGGATAGGTCGACAATCTTTTCGTTTACCTCAAAAAATTCTTGTCCGTATATACCTGTTTTGGTTTTACCTGATAATAAATTTTGTAACACTGTGTTACTTTTATTTTCTTTTAGTAACTGTTCCGCTTTGGTTAAAATATCGGATATATTTATTTTACTTTCAAGTACCTCAGGAAAAAATTTTACTAATGTTTTTTCACCCAAATAATATATCCCATCTATGTTATCGGACTTATCACCAGTCAAAACCTTAATAGGCATTATATTATAATGTGGAAATTCATACTCATGAAGTTTAACTTTATCACCATTATAATAAAATTTCTTTGTGTTAGGAGAATAGATACAGACTTGTTCTGAAATGAGTTGTGTCAAATCTCTATCTCCTGAAAAGATTGTTTTTCTTTCATCAATAGAAATTTGACAATAATACGCTATTAAGTCATCAGCCTCATTACCTTGAATGTCAATTTGTCTTACAAACATTTCTTCAAGATATTCTTTGATTCTTTCTCGTTGTTTTACAAACGACTCAGTTTGTGTTTCATCGATATATTCGGTTCTACGATTTTCTTTATATTGAGGATATATCTTTTTCCTACTGGTAACACTTTCTTGACCATCCCAAAAAACAACTACTTTATCATAGTTATATTCATCGATGAATCTCCTTAAAGTATTAACAAAATGCCATATACCTCCTACGTGTTCGTTTTTATGAAAAAAATCTTTTACACCGTGGATTCCAATCTTCAATAAATTATTCCCATCTACTAATAATGTCCTTGTCATTTATTCGTCATCCCCTTCTTCAGTCGTATCGCTAAATGTTATTTCACCGTCACCACTTAAAATACCATTCCAATATTGTGAATATTCTTTTTTATATTTTTCAATCGCTTCTTTAGTATCTTCAATGTAACCCTGAGGTGTTGCAATAATTTTACCGTCTTTATAACCTAAACCATTAACATGATTTTTTAGTACTGAAATTTTAGTCCTAATTGCAAAAGAGATACTTCTTCCATTTTTAGTTGCCGTTATATGATTAATACCTGATTTTTTCTGATTACCGAATAAAAAAACTAATGCCGATGCCAACCAAACAGCCTCACCACCTTTACCTTTTATTTCAGGTTGTCCAAAAGGACTATCTGGTAAATCAACCCAAGGTTGGTTAACAATAATCATAGTATTATAATATGGAAAATCTTCTTTCTTAGAATTTGCTATTCTCGAATGTAGTCCCATACCTATTTTATCTGAAAGTGCTGAGGCGTTATGCATTTTTCCTCCCTTCCCTTCGAATGTCATTTTACATGGTACAGAACCAATAGAATCCCAACAGATACATAATGATTGAGGTATCTCGCCTTTTTGTTGTGCGTCTAATAATTCATTGATAAAATCCGTGGCTTGTTCTATATAATCAAAACTATCATTGAAAATAAAATCCCCTTCCCATTCACCATCTTCATTTTTATGAGCATCCAAACCTAACTCTACCGCGTGCTCCCAAGACCATTTTTTCTCTGTTATAATGAAAACAGGTAATTCTCCTTTTTTTTGTGCGTCCACCGCTGACAATATCATAGCTGTTGTTTTACTACTATTCGAGTGCCCTAAGAACATATTAATTGCTCCTTTTACAGGCCCTGGTAAACCACAAGCATTATAAAATGCCTCACCACAATTGTAAAATTCTAATGGTTTGTATTTTGTCTTAGATGAATATTTTTGTTTATAATTCACCTCAACAACTTCTTTCTTTTTAATCGCCATTTTATTTTAGTTAAAAAAATAGCATAGACATGAAAAGACACATCTATGCTATATAAGTTTATTTTTAGAAGGGAAGGTCATCGTCAGCTTCTTCATTTGAAGAATCTCCTTTCGCACCACCCATTGTTGTTTCTTCTGAAATATCGTCATTATAAACGTATTTACCCGCATCGCTATCCCACTTTGGAGTTTTACCTTGTGCAATCGCATCCAAATAATCTTCAGGTTTTTTTGAATAAACGTCTCTCCACGTTAACTCATCGTTAACCCAAGCATTTAACTGTTCTTTATCTTCATGTAATGGAGATGGGTCATCAGGAAGAACTGTTTGAATAATTGTATATTCCTTACCGTTTGGTGTTTTAGATTTCGCTAATTCGATAATCAAATCCCTACCTTTTTCAGAATCTGTTACATCACCTTTTGCTCTCCAAATTGGAATGATTTTATCGAGAACACCTTCATTTTTGTAATTATGTTTAAATCTCCAGAATTTCACACCGTCTTCAGGATGGTCTCTATCGATAACTTTCACGATATAGAACTTACGTGATTTGTATTGTTTTGCTAGTTCTTTATCGGATTCTTTACCTGTGCTGATAAGTTCTTCGTAAACCTCAGTTAAAGGTGAACGTTCGTTATCATTTTTTGCTGGGTCGTATAATTTGTTCCATTGACCACCGACTTGAACTTCGTGGAACCATGCTTCAACGAATGGTGAACTACCATCTTTAGTTGGGAGAATTCTAATTCTTTTTGAAGCTGAATTTTGATTTTGTGGAAGAATTGCGGCAAAATATTTTTTCATGCGCTCTTCCTGAGACATTCTGTTTGTGCCTGCCGAACTTGACTGTTTTGATTTCTCGTACTGTGCTAAGACTGAATCTAATGTTGACATCATAATATTAAGTTTAAATTTTTAGTATACCAAAATATAAGCCTAATAATCTCTTATGTCAAATTATAAACCGAAATTCTTTTTTGTTTCAATATTAAATGTATCTCTTATTTCAGATGGAGTATAGTTTTCAACATCATCTTTAGTTAAGACATATTCATTTTTTCCTGTTTTTTCCAAATCAACTTCTTTATCTACGAAAAAGTCGGATAATTTTTGATTGAAAGGACCCGAATCCAAACTTCTTAATTCAAGTTTTTCTTGAGGAGTTTTTGGTCTGTATTTTTCGATTTTTTCTTCCAATGAATTAACCTTATTAATTAATTCATCCATTTCACCTAATTTTGATTCAAGTGTTTCAAGATGTCCAAATAATTGTGTAAAATAGTCATCCTGTTTCTTTTGAATTTCTTTTTGACCATCTACTAAATCAGTAACATCCAATTCTTCGGTTCCACTTTCTTCATCTGTTTTTTCTTCAGATTTTCCTGAGTTATCAACCTTTTCAACATCAGGGTCGGTTGTTACATCCACAGGTTGTGGTTCATCACCAACAGGAGGAGTTACTTCACCTGTCATATCAGGACTTGTTTCTCCCGCAGCAGGAATTGCAAGGTCAGGCTCATCCGTAGGTGGTGCTGCCGCAACATCTTGTTCCAACAAATATTTGTTGATTTTATTATACCTATTTAATTCCTCTAAAATCTTTTTATCTACAGACATTTTTATTAACCGTTTAATAATTGTTTAACACCGTTGTGTGTTTCAACTTGAATTTTTTTATTACGATTCATTGTGTTATCCACTCTTTCAATTAAACAATCTTTCATTTTAATGGTATAACATTCACCAGTATCCAAATCACATACTTGTTTAGTACCGTCACCTAAATCTTTCTCAGTATGTCTTGTGTTTTTACCTAAGTAATTATCAAGTATTAATTTTGCGTTATTCATACTATTATTTTATTATAAATATTCATTAGTTAACAAATGTACTATATTATAGTCCCATTTGTTTTGCCAATGACATTCCTGAAGTTATTTCTGAAATTATATTTTGATATCGTGTCTGATTATTTGTTTTAAAACTATTGTAATCAGTATCACTCATTGAATTTTGTCCATTACCATTATTCCAACATCTTATCCACGCCTCACCCAATGATTCTGCCGTCATGGTATAATTGTTTGAAATCGGACCCCACTTTTTCTCCAAGAAATTAAATGTCTTATCAAGACTATCAAATACCGCATAAGGATTTGACATACCATTCTCATCTAATTGACAGTTGTATGTTTTAGTAAAATAACTATTACCTAACGCTGACGGCCATTTATACTTCAATTTAACACCCGAGAAGTTATTATTCCAACACACAAATTCATTATTTTGATACGATTCCAAATATACAGTTATAAACGCCAACATTTTAGTTATCGGAAGATTGTTTCCTACTGTCACGTTTGAATTAATTAAATCAACGACCTGTTTAATTGATAAACGAGTTTCTTGGGTTGTTGCCTGAGTATAATTAGTAAACCCACTATTAAGACTTGTCTTACAGTTTTGCGGATTATCTATTGAGAATGTATTAGGAACAATATCACTATTATTTGTTAAAACATTATTCGAAGGGGTATTGTTAGGTACGTTATTTGGGTTTTGATTTGCGTTAGGGTCGTTTTGTACATTTGTATTTGTTTTTTGTTTTATTGTTTCGTAAATCTCCGTGAATAATTTTTTGGTCAAAATTTGCATGTAATTTTGAATAAACGGATATGTGAATATTTGTTCTCTAATCCCTGTGAAGGTAGTGTCAAATCTTCCTGATGTTATTTGATGTTTCACTTCCGTAATTCTATATGGTCCCGTAAACATAGGAACATACCGAACATTAAAGAACATTGTAGGTTGTATCATCATGTTGCCTAATGAACTTACTTTACATTGATAAGACCTTTTTTTATAAAATTCCCATAATGAAGAATTTTGAGTTGCCGCTTGTCTACCTCCACTTTGTTCTATCATCCTATTCATATATTCCAAACTTTCTTTTGTTTCTTTCCCCAAATCTTGAGAAACATAAAAATAATGAAATACATTTTGATTTCTTACCCCTACGTCAACATTAAATGCCACGACTCTATTTGATAATCCCCAATCTGTTTTGTTTTGTAGATTTTCAATTATAGGACTATCACTAACTCTTTC